TGTGGACCAGAAAGGATCGGATGAGGGTTTCTGCTTCTTCAATTTCTGAGGGTGTATGTCGGTGGATAAATAGTTCACCTTTGAACTTATTGGGCACTCCTATGTAGTAGAAGTTTGTCGGCGAATAGCCAGTCAGGTATGAGTACCAAACTGCTTGGATATGGTTGTAGTGCTTAGTCATGTCGGATGCGAATGCTCGGAGGTTGGTGCAGGAAGTAGTCTTGATATCTGCATTGATGGAGTACATTGGGCAGTGCAAGTCGAGGATGCCCTTTGCTGCCACTTTGCGCCCATCAATCTCAACCTCCTTGATGAAGGTAATCTCCTTAGCTGCCTTCTCGAATATCAGCTTGAGCATTGGATGCTTCATGATTGCCTCATAGATGCGCAGTGCGTTTGGCGGCATATCCTTGGGCTCTGTCTCAAGTAGGTTGCGATGGAACTCTGCTCCCCTTTCGAGAGCACCGGCAGCGTATTGGATGCTGCCAGTGTAGTGCCGTTTAATGCTTGATGCGTTGATGGCTTCGATGCTGTTGTAGATGTCGCGGCTCATGCCTCTATCTGTCTTTTGTCCAATGGAATGAATCCACTACCGTTGCCATGTACCACCTTGATGAAGTCAACCTCAACCTTTGCTGAGTTGACAATCACCTGGGCAATGTCTGCGATTGCTTTTGCCTTGTCGAGCTCCATGTCGCCTTCCTTAAGCATTTCGATTATCTCGAATAAGTGATCTCTTAAGTCTTCGATTTTATTGCGTGCCATAATTTGTTGAGTGTTTTAACTGCTTGTTGAATTGGTTGAGGATATTTAGTGATCGTATTGCGCTGCATGTTTTCCACTTTCGTGATTGCTTCCAAGTTTTCTATCTCGAAATTTGAGATGTTTTTATCTCGGAATGTCACTACCATGTGCGGCTCGAGCTTGCCATGATGCTGCTCGTAGATGTGGCGGTGCTTGAGTACCCACTTGCGAGGCTCATCAATCTTAATGTAGGTGTAGCCATCTTCATCGATGCGCTCTGATGCAACGCTCTTGTGGTTATGCGGCACATGGCCCTTCTTAAACTGCGTTTCTTTGCCTCCGATGTCAAGCCCTTTCATGCCCTTATTCCAAGGGGTGTGACCTTGGCTGAATTGCGACTCTACTCGGGAGTGCTTGAGTCTTCCGCTGTCGGCTGTTGCCAGATACATGGGAGTTTTATGCAGTTGCAGTGCAAAGGCTTTGGCATAGCACTGGGAGATTGACTTCCCAGTTATGAATGCCACCTCTTTTGTGGACCGATGCGGATAGTATTCAATCAGCAACTCGGTCTCTTCGAGTGTCCATTTAGAGCGAGTCATAATACTCGCGCCCTCCTTCTTCGCCGCCTTGTGATGATGGCTTTGGCAGCCGCTTGAACATGTCTTGCTGCCCGTCATGATAGCCGTTTGAGTAGGCTTGCACGATTGCTTCTTTTACCTTGCCAGTTAAGCTGTGATCATCGCATTCGCGTGGATCAATAATGGCATCAAGGTAGCGGTTAAAGTTGGCGAACTCTGCGCCTATGTTGTCGAGTGGGTTCATCGGATTACTTGGTTTTTAACTTCGATTATTTGAATGCCTTTGATGCTCTCCATGTTCGTGATCTCCATTGCCTTTGGAAGCTTGCGGAGTAACTCTGCCACATCAAACATCTCTGCTTGCATAAGTGTCCAGAGCACTGTTGCCCAATCTACCTCGCCCACTATCTCCGCTTTTTTGCTGATGCGAATGTTCTTGGTGTGGTCAAGCTCGAGCGTTGTTGAGGTTGTTGCATCAGTGAAGTTGGCGAAGATGCCTGAGACATCGCTTGTGACTGCTAACTTAAGGGCATCGGCTGCTTCTTGTGCAATCTTTGCATCTGCCACTGCTTTCTTTACGGCGAGCTCGTTGGAGTAGTCTATCATCATTGCCTTGCGCTGATCGATGTAAGCCTTAAGCGGAGCGATTGCATCACGCTCGACATCCATCACTGATTTTTTGTAGGCATCGAGTGGAAGTGTAACCATCTTGCGATTCGTCTCAATGTGTTTGATGGCATCGTTTGCTGCTTTGATTGACTCTGCGCTCATGTCGTATGATAGCTTGTCTTCGATGGCTTGTGGTGCACTTTGTATCATGCTCTGAGCACGAAGCACCTCGGTGGAGTTCAGAGACTTGTAGAAGTCTGAGATATTATCTATATTAGCTGCGTTCATATTGTATGTATTAGTGATTGTTTTTAATTAGGGCCGGCTTACCACCGGCCCTTGTTATTTTAGAACGGAAAACCGTCATCTTCTGCTTCTTGCTGAGCGACCATTGCAGCCGCTTTCTCCACTGGTATTGGCTTACTTACTCGCGCAATCCACTCATCAGACATCTTGATTTTATCTTGAATGAACTCTGGCAACTGACTGAACACAGCATCATCATGCTCTTCGGTGTTGTAACATAGCGGAGTGTTAAATGATGGAGGGCAGACTAATCCTTTCGGCACTGGAGAGATTCCAATGATGTTGGCATAGGTCATGTCGCCCTTAGTTACGTGAGTCAAGTTAACCATGCAAGGCTTTCCAAGCAGCGTGAAGATGTCGAAGTTGCCTGCGATCTCGTTGCTCATCTTTTTGCCTGCCCATGATTCGATGTCTCTGCGGAGTACTGCCTTCTCGTTCATGCTAAGGTTGTAGATGCTGCGAGCATAGAACGGCTTCTCGTCTCCGCCTTCCTCGAATACATGTGTTTCAGTTGGCAACTCGAAGATGAATTGCACTTTGCGTTTTTTGCCTGGAAACTGACCAGTTTGCATCGTTGTTCCAAGGTCAACGATTTGGTAACATCTTGCCACGAATGCTCCTTCTGGAGCAATTTGACGGGAGGTGTTATTCCCTGAGGGTGCTTTTAAGCCCATAGTTTATTGAGTTATTAATTGATTGAATGATACTTGAGTATTGTGCAGTGTCTTCTGATACATTTTGAAGAACTCGCCAACTGTTGAAGGGTGATAAGTGCGAACCGATTCATCGAGCCCTTGAGTCATCTCTTTGGAGTATTGGCGAACAAGGATCAATGATGATTTGTCGCAACGTTGGAAGAGACCTTGATGGCAACCGTCTTGCACAATTGTTAGCATGATGCCAGATAGATGGTCGTAGTTAAAATACTGCGTGCTGTCGTGTGATTTGAAAAATGTGTTCATGATTTATGAGTGAATTAGTGAATGATTGATAGGCAAATGTAAACCTAATATTGATAGTTGCAATATTAATCAAAACTATTTACACGCAATTATCCTAATGCGCTAACTATCAACGCAATTATTTTGCAGCTGCCGAAATACCTATGCCAAGAAGCATCCCAACTCCTACCTTGAAGGCGGTTGTTTGATGCCACTTCTTATCTTGCTTGATGTAGATGTTGCTCATGCCGGTTATGGCCACATTGGGATTGTCGACTCTCATGCGGACCACTGTGTCCTTTTTCTTAAGCAGCCTATTCACAAAGCCAGTGCGCATAGTATCACCAACAGCATAGGTGAACTTTGCCGGGATCACGAGTGAATCAATCTGTAACCACCCGAGGCGGTTGATCATGCCGCCTATTGTGTACCACTCGGTGGTTTTAAGGAATGGCTTTGGCAGTTGGATGTATGGCTTACCTTGAATCATCACCGTATCACCAAGCTTGATCTGTGTTTTGATGATTGTCCTGGTCTCAATCTTAACCACCTCAACAGCGTTCTTGACTTTCACTTCGAGCTCTGCAATCTGTTGCGCCTGTTTTGCTGCATCAGAGTTGTTCTCTGCGATTATCTTCCGCTGAGAAGCAATCACTATGCTATCCTCATATATCGTGTGCTTAAGGCGGTAATCCGACTGAACGCCATCGCCGCAAGATTTGAGCAGCAGGAAGAGGAGCACAATTATTGTGGCAATGCTGATGATCTTATATGTTGACTCCATCTTGAATGAGCTTAATAAGTTGTTGCGAAGATTCCCAAAAAAGTCGTTTATCATTGAGTTCAGTTTGAAGGATTTGAAGTGCAACACATACCGGCATTCCACGCTCTATCACATACCAAGCGGCAACCTTTACCAGTCTCTTGTCCGCTTCCAGGTCTGTCATAACTCGCGAGCTGCTTTCTTGATTAGCACCTTGATGGCATCATCAAGCTTGTTAACCGATGTGTGAATCATCTTAAGGAGGTCACGCTTTTCGGTGTCATTGGACATTGGATGGTTAAGCATCAACTGCACAAGCCCAGATATGTTGGTGAGTGGTTGCCGTATCTCATGGCTGAGCATGAAGCGGAACTCCTCAAGCAGCAACTTCTGCCGCTCATAGTCATGCGAACTGATTGAGGTGACATCGACTAACTGGATCCCTACAAAGTGCAAGGTGTCTTTAATAGCGAAGCAGTTCCAAATGTTGTATCTGTCGATGGTATTCTTTTGGCGAGTGCGAGCATAGACACGCGATGGCTCAGGCGAATGCAATCGAGCCAATTGAACGGCCTTTATAAAATCTTCTTGATCACCTTCAATGCTTATGATGTCAGCAATCTTGCTTGGCTTTATGTGGCTAACGTAGTTCTTGAACAGCTCATTGCTTGACACAATAAGGCCGTGCTCGTCAGTAACCACATAAAAGAGGTCAATGGAGTTCTCTAAGATGAAGAGCGAAGACATTGGTTGAGTTCGCTGTAAAGGTTAGACCATGCGCCCATCGAGCTCCATGCCCATTGCGCTGTTAGGTAGATGGTAAATGTCAACAGCATGCCCATGATAGGAGCATCCATCGTCGACTTGTACTCGGCGAACTCAGTGCGAGGCTTGATGATAATCTTGGCCTCTGGCTTTGGAGCAAGCAAGAATGCAGATGTGCTTGGTTGGATGGTATCGCTTGCGTAGGTTTGCTGCATAAGTATCGGCTCTGGTATTGGCTCATCGGCAGGAAGCTCGTAAGTTTGCCCCCATTGGTTAGTGCAATAGTGCTTGCCAAAGATAGTGAATTTCTCCATTGACTGATATATCACTTGGGGCTTAACCTCTATGCGATGATGATGTGTATGGACCTTGCAGCCAATACCCACCACGCAACCCTCATCGAGGGTAGTGATCACTTGTACTGAGTCGATGCCGTCATCCATTGCTGTTCGATTTAGGTATGTATCCTGCGGCTACCATTGCGGCCACAATTGCTGCGAGTGTTTCTGTTGTAATCTGCTTAAAGATAAGAGCGAAGACACTCGAGAGAATCACTAAGCTGCCAATTGTTGGCCTCCAATACTTGAGTATTATATCAAGTACTTGCCTTGGCTTACTTACTTGCTTCCTTGTCGCCATATCCCCACATGTGATTAAAAACGTATGATGATTTTAACTTCTCAATGAACTGCTCCAGTGTAAGGTCCATCTCGTCAAGCATGACAAATGGCTCTGTCTTATGCCTAAGCAAATATGTGTTATACAATTGCTGCAAAATAAAGTTGCGCCTCTTTCTTGCGCCTTCTTACAAGACCAGTAGAAACCTCGCCGCCTGCCCTGTTCCACTTAAGGAACTCAGCTGCAATCTTTGGGTCGTTTGGATTAGCTTTTACAAACCTCAACAGCTGCGACTTAGCAAGGTTACCTGCACCTAGGTTATAGCAGAAACTTACAAGAGCATCGAACTGGTTAGCGTTCACTGGTGTGCCGTTAAGCAATCCAATCACGCTGCCCTCGAACTCCTTAAGGTGATCCTTAAGCATCTGCACCGCTTGCTCCTTGGTTATGGTCTGCCCGAGCTTCACCTTGCTGCCGTCATGGTAGTAGGTTGCGCCATAGCCAATGGTCGGCACTCCTGCGCTGCATAGGTAGGATGTCAAGCGCAAGCCTTCAAACTCCTGAATGAGTCGGATGCCGTTAGCTGAGCACTTCATATTGGAATTGGATTGACATAATTATATTGAATGCACTTGAACTTGATAATGAAAAACCTACTCTAATATTATTTGTTGCAGATATTGCATATAATAAAATACCATTCATTAAAAATGTTGTTTCAGTTACTAATCCAATAGCATCAGTTCCAAATCCAAAGTCTGTTGCAATAGGAGGTGTCATTTCAAATTCATACGTTGAAGGAAATACTCCAGGTCCTTGAGCATTTACATTTACATTGCAAGTTACTATATTGCCTACTCTAATATAGTAGCCTTTTATTGCAGTCATTGTACAATCTACCTCAGCACTAAATGTCGGTGTATAGCTTCCGCTTTCAAAGTCAAGCAAGTTCCCCACCTCAATCTGCTTGGATGTTCCTTGTGGAGATTGCGAGGTGTCGCTCACATCCACGATATATAGTAAGTCAGCATCAACCGCTGTGGTCAATGTTCCTAAGTCGGTAATTTTTACTCCTGCCATGATTCGATTATTATAGGTTTGTAAGTTATCAAAGGTAAGGCTTTCACCCACTCAATTGAGCACTGCTCAACTTCTTCAATGCTGATGATGTGATTGCCGTCAGCATCCATGATAGGGTTAAAATAATTGTCGGGCATGAACTGAACGCCAACAAGGCTCTGAGCCTCTTCGTATGTGAGTTGATGTACTTGCATTAGACTTGACGTGATAAGGTGGTTTGAAAGGCTTGAACGGAAGTGTAGAGTGAGGCTGCTTCAGTGTCAGTTAAGCCGCTGCCGAAACTTGAAAATGCTATTTCTCTATTTGAAAAATAACGAAAACTTGTATTATTATTTGCAGATAATAAAATAGATAAATTTGCAATTAAATTACTTGACGTATTTAAAATATATTGAGTTGAGTTTCTGTAATTTCTTGTTTGAGTGGATGAAATTCTATTTGCACAAAACCACCCTCTTGAATCAGAACCCGTTGAAACACCTGCATCACCATTTGAATTAACTCTAAAAAATGAAAGATTTGAAAACCTCGGAAAAATATTAAATTCTCTTGTTGATGTATTAAATGATGAACCAAATAAAACCGTTAATGCATCTGTATTTGTTCTTGAATATACAGAGCCATGTATTGAATTTAATGATAGTGTTGTGCTTGGTATCAAAAACGTATCCGCATAAGCATTAGTGCCATTAGGCAGAGCCCCACCGCTTGAGTGAGTCCATCCACCAACAAAGCTAAGTCTAAATGCAGCGTTGGTATCCAATGGATTCTTAAGGTTAAACTTATGCGTTGTTGCCGTTCCTCCTACCATCGGATATATAGCACTACACTTCGCCCATGTGCCATTGGCTTTCATGCTTGTTACCAATGTGCAGATGGCTGATGTCATAGTGGCATCGGTGATGGCTGCCGCTGCAAGGAATGCAACTGCATCAGCATCGCAGCCCGTAGCGTATGTATATGGGTTGACTAAGAAACTCATGCGTAGTTACCGATTAACATTACCTTCAATCCTTTCGCCGTTCCATTGCCAATCTGGTCAATGTCGATTGTCATCTCTGCATCATCGGCAAGAACTGTGTCGCTTATCACTGGAGGAGTGGCAGCCGTTGTGCTTGTCTTCTCGGTGTTGTCGATTGTTAGCTTAGTGCTCAAGATACTTGTGCCGCTTTCATTAATGTCAACTGTGAAAATTGTACCACTTGTTTGAGCCGTTGTGAGTGATGCTCTTACCGCTGTTAGTGTCACCGCTCTCGGCATTCTAAATGTAATCTTAGCCGTTCCTGTTGCAAGAGCAGTAGTCTCATCTGATGCTGCCACAACAAGCTCGAATGGAGTGGCATAGTTGCCGCTTCCAACAATGCTTGTGGAGTTGATTGTCTTGATGTTCGTGCCGCTTACCAGTGCCGCTTGCTTAGCATCGAATGCCGTCCAATCAGCTGTGCTCAATGCACCTCTGTTGGCAGCCGATGCCGTTGGTAGGTTAAAAGTATGAGTGGCAGTTGTGGATGATATAGCGAAGTCAGTGCCACTTGTGCCAACCGCAAGGAGTTGAGTCTGGGCAGTGAGTCCATTTAATGAAGTGATGCCAGTTGCAAATGTTGTTAACACTTGGCAAAGATGGCTGTCTTCAGTGTGTAGTGTTATTGTCTTGCTGCTATGGATAACATATACTCTTATTGCAATTCTGTCCGCTGCAAGTAGCACAGTGCTTGGCATTGCCACCGCAGTTGTATACAAGTCGATCACTGCGCCATTAGTTATATACTCAGGATTTGCAGAGCTTGATGCAATCAATGACAATGTTCCTGCGCTTAGCTTAAAAATATCAATGTAGAATCTTGGCGAACTTCCTGCGTTATTCGCACTGAAGTACATCTCAAAGTTCCAATTGCCGGCAGGAATCAATAGCTGATTAGGTACACTGGCATCGGTGATGAATGACTGAATATATCCATCTGCATTGATGCTAAAATCTGTTCCTGCTCCAATGACTGGAGTGTTGCTCATCTGCTTAAAAGCAACTCCATCCAAAGTACCTTGAGCAACTGATCCGTTGAGGTAGAAACTCACAGCACTACCGCCTCCGCTTGATGTCGGGAAGTTTGCAAGCTGCCCATCACCTCTGATGTATTGCGTTGCAAGTCCTGCCGCTGTCACCGCCAATGTTCCGCTCGTTGTCACTGGGTTGCCACTAACAGAGAACGCAGCAGGCATTGATAGGTCGACTGATGTGACAGTGCCCGTTGGTATTGCAGGGAATGGTGTCGGTGTTCCCAAGCCATCCAGGTAGTCGGTGACCAATCCTGTTGGCACATTGAACTTGCCATCGAATGTGTTCCAATCGGTTGAGCTCAAGTATCCGTCAGTGCTTGTGTCCGCTTGAGTGATGCTGATGTCTGGAGTAGTACCGCCGCTTGATGCGATTGGTCCTGTTCCTGTGACCGATGTCACACCTCCAACTGTTACCACTGCCCAAACAGCTGCTCCGATTGTGGCATCAGAGCATAGGTAAACGGTGCCATCATCTAAACTCCATCGAGAGCCTGCAACGAAGCCCTTGGTTGAATCATCTGTAACTTGAGGTACAAAGGTAAAGTTGTGAGTCACATCGCGAATGGTGAAGCCGTCTTGCTGCATGTAGTACAACCGCCCTGCTTCCCATTTTAACTCATAGCTTATCGAGCATATTTGCGCTGTGCCCTTAGCACCGCCGTTGCCTGCATCGGTTGTACCCTTGCGGAAGAAAGCACCGTTGTCAAAGCTTAGCCCTGCGCTTGCTGTGAATGCAATGTCGTTTGTTGTGCTGTTGCCTAAGTCGGTAACCTCCTGCAATGTTCCAACTGCTCCGCTTCCTCCAGGCACATTTACCTCAACCACTCCAGGTGATGTGAGTGATGCCGTTACCCCTTCGCCTGTAAAGTTTAATGTTGTTGCAATCGGTGTCACCTCAACCCCTTCTTCCTCAACTGCTATCGCACCACCACCGCCGCCAACTGCCACCAATGGATCAGCTGTTGTTCCGTTTCCTGTGATAGTCACCCCATCAACAGCAACCTCAGTCAAGCAAGGCACACATGGCTGCAAGTCTGGAAGCGGAATGTCGCCCGTTGCGCATGTATCATAGCAGCCGTCCTCACTCGTTGTGATTACTTGCACATCCATATCAACGGAAACACAAGCCCACTCATAGTTTGCTGTTAATGTCTTGATCTCGTTTGCATATCCATTGGGCACAACCTCGTAGTTGATAACTCCAATGCTCTGCTTAAATAGTGGATCCGTTCCGCTTGTCAGCTTGTAGACTCTTGAAGCAAGCCAATCCTGTGCATCCTCCGCATCGCAAGGCAAGTGTGATTTGCGCACGATGGCATAAGCAGTCAGCGGAAAGCTTGTCACGTACAACTGCTTACAGCCACTCATCTTGTACGCATCCGTCTTGGCAACTGTTACCTTGCCACGCTTAGCCCAGAACAGAGTGCCGTTCTTTGCATCGAAGTTGGTAACAACCTCCGCTTGACCATTGCCGATGTAATGCACCCAAGCTTTGTCGTTTCCGTTTGCGTTAAGCTCGCAGAGATTGAACTGCTTGTCGAAGATATTGGCAACCTCAACACGTTGGTTAAGCCTTTCGATTATGGTCTTAAGTAGATTCATGGTTTGCTTATCTGATTTGAGATTTGCTCAACTAATAAATCAGCATGTAGCTGAAGCATTGCTGTTTGTTCCTCTTTGGTAGGTTGAAAGATTGGTCCGTATAACTTTTGCAATCCTTCAGCTTTGCCTGCTTCATCTGCTTGAATATAAATTGCAACTCCGAATCCTTGACTAAACACTGAGCCCTGGTCTGTTGCAAATGACCGCTTAAGGAATCCTGTGAGCTCCAATGGAGGTCTGCCGTTCTTTGCTTTTATTGCTGCGTATGCAGGAGTGTATGGCTTGGTCGGTAGCTTTTGCCCTGCTGTGTTACTTCCTCCGCTTGTGCCTGTTCCAAAGATTCTGATAAACATCTCACGGCGCATATCCAAAACAGCGAAAGACAAAGGAGTAAAGCCTCCGCTCCACTCTGAAAACAGCGCATCAATCCTTCCACTTATCTCCTTGGGCGTTGCCATTATGGAAGAGCTGTGACATACTTCATATTACGTCTGCAATCAAAGCACGTGCTGTCATCTGGAAGTCTCATGTTCTGCAACATAGCTGTGAGCTCTTCGCTGTATCTCGTTGCCGCAATGTCTCGCCCTGCAATCATACCATCGTTGGGATCGGATGTTGCAAAGCCTGTGTTCACGCTGACAACTGTGTTCACTCTTTGATTCGGGCTGATTGTTAGCCCATAGTTATATATCTCAACCGCTGTTGCATAAGCCAATGGCATTGCCATCAATCCACCTATGCTGCACAGCCAAGCTTCACGATCACAGTTGACATTGTACACTAAGCTCATGCCTTGCGTGTACTTCTTTGACTTGGAACTAACAACATCAGTGCCGCTCACCGTTAACTCAATACCGATGGCATCCACAAATGGGCAAACGTGCACCGCTCTCAAATGTCCTCCGCAATCAGTGCAACTGCCCTTCTTAGGAATCATTTTGGTGGTATCGTAAATCGACTCATAGACAAAAGCCAGATCCATCTTGCGGCGATTCGCTTTGAACGTCTTGCCGATAAACTGCTCAACCGCTTCCGATTGGTAGAAGAAGGAATCAATCAGCTTCAAGGTGCTCATGTCGTACACAAATATTTCCACTGGCACCGCCATCGTGTAGATGTCAATCTTGAAGTTTGACAAGTAGAAGTTCAGAAAGCTTGATGTGTTCGGGTCTATTGTTACTCTTATCCCTGTATACTTTCCTGCACCTACTGCAAGGTCCACATTGCTTGCATTGGTTACCACTTGACCAATGCGCTTTGACTCAACAACTGTGTCCGCCTTCATCATCGGACTTAAGCGGCTCAGGATATCAGTCGACATCTTGCGCCATGCGAATGCTCGCTTAGCTTCAAAGAGCTCAACTCCGCTGTTGTATTGGTCTGTAATTAGCTGCCCGAGTAAAGTTTGATTGATGCCAAGGTCGTCAATGTAAAGCCCTGTTGTTGGCTCTGGTCTATCGCAACCTTGCAAGCCGAGTAAAGATTCGTAGCACATTGGCCTTTGATTTTTTTTACAAAGATAAATAAAAAAGGAGAGGCTTACACCTCTCCCTTAATTCATTGTGAAAGCAAATTATCACTTCCCTCGCTCAACAGATCATCCGAGTTTTCACTCAGTAGATTCAGTGAGCTCGTTATGGGTTTACGATTGATACGCAGTTAACATAGTTAACGCCTGCATACTTATCAGCTGCCTCATAGATATCAGTTGGCAATGTTGCGATTATACCAGTTGCAGTCAATACAATTGATAAGTTACCGCAATCATCCTTCATAGTCAAGTCAACTGGAACTCCTGCTGGTGTGAACACCAAAGTCTTAGAGTAGTTGCTTCCTGCCGTTGGAGTGATGCCAGTGTTCCACTCTGCAAGGTTGAAAGACAACCACTGGATTGCTCCTGCTGTTGTAACCAAAGCCTTAGATTGAGAACCTTGAGCAGCTGCCAAACGAGCATCATAAGCAAAACCGAAACCGTTCTGCTGAGTGATTGCAAGTAAGTCAATGCCGTACTGAGTGCAGCATCCTGCTGCCATTGCGTTAGCGTAACGCTGCATTGCTGCTCCACCGAATGCAACTGGTGCACCTGGATAGTTAGCCATGCGTGTTGCTTGCTGAATGTCAGCGATAGCGAATGCATTAGGCTCGTTGCTTCCTAACATTGTAGGTACAACAAGGCAATCAGAAGACACTGTGTAGAAACCTTCAACATCAGTTCCCCAGTTACCAATTGCAGCAACAGCTTGAACAGCTGCGGCAGATGCAATCTTGCGATCTAATACATCCATCAAGCGCATGATTGACTCAAGCACGTAGCGGCTGTTCTCTTGGCAATGACGAGCGATTTCCGCTGCATTGATAATCTGAGATGCAGTGTAAGTGTCGGTAGTTTCAACAGTGTATGTTGCAGTTGAATCGCCATACGTGTTCTCAGAAGTACAAGTCAAGATGTTTGCACCTTCTTCAACTTCTGTTTCTGGTAAGCGTTGAATCCAACGAGCTTGAACTGTTTTAAGTTTTCCGTTGCCTGGAGCAACTTCTGTGCGAATCAATTTCGCGTTCTCAGGAGACAATAAGAATTCAAGGAAAGGAAGTTGCTCACGCTGACCAACCTCAATGAATAATTCACCCAGTGACATTTGCACGTTAGGGCATTCTGAAAGTATTCTTGATATAGACATGATAGTCGTTTTTTATTGTAGAATTTTTTGCAACTTATTCTGAAGGCTGTTGCATTGATGCCTACGTTTTGCAGCTAAAGTCCTGCCGACTACCATAGAGAATAGCAAAGGTAAATAAAAAAAGCCGCACTCTTGCAAGTGCGGCTCAAAACTAAAAAACAATTAATACCCTATGCGAAGATAATTATTTTTGGTAGAACCTTGGGTTGATGCCCTTAAGTTTTTTTTCCGATGCTGCCTCAAGTTGAGGTATCAATGGATTCCTTGCAGGGAACTTGCTGCCTGCATGTGGATTCTTTTGGATGATGCCTGCCTCTGTTGCCTCACGAATAAGCACATCCGACATTGTTAGGAATGAGCCTGCTTTCTCCTTGCTCTTTAAACGCTCTCCTGTTGCCTTATCCTTCACCACAAATGCGCCGTCTTCCTCAAGGTCGATTGCATACTTATCAGTGACCGCCGACTTGAAGCCGCGAATGGTGTACTCGTTAACACTTGGGTCAAGCTTTAATGCGCTGAGCTCTTTCTCGAATGAGCTGTTGATCTTGCTCGTCTTGATGTCTGTTGCAACTTGCACCTTGTAAGACTCGAACTGAGTCATCACATCTTGCCTTGCGCTGTCGAGCTCATTGCTCTTGCGCTCAAGTGTCTTGTACTTTTTCTCCCATTCTTGGAGCAGTGCCTCTGATCCATTGCCAGATGCACGCTTCTCCCAATCTTCGCGCTGCTTCTCGTATTCGCTCTTTGCTTTCTCAGATGCGTTGCGAATTACTTCCTCAACCTTCTGCCCCTTGAAGTCTTCATCAGTGAGCACGATGCCAAACGGCTCAAATGCTTTGCGTGTTGCGTTGGCAATTGTGCCCGTAAGCTTTCCAATCTTGCCGCTTACTTCTTCCTGCTTAATCCAATTTTCTTGGAACTTTTCTTTTGC